GACCGACGCGCTGCGCACTTTTATTGGTGGCTACTTGGATAGCATGGCGAACGCCCACGCGGCGGCCAGTCGTCGGCAGCTTGAAGCGCTTTTGGCCGATGCGCAGATGGACGGCAGCGACCCGGCGCAGGCGATCAATGATCGCCTGGATGGCTGGCAGGACAGCCGACCCGCACAGATGGCGCGCCAGAACTCGATTGAGTTCGGCAATGCGGTGGCGGTGGCGGCCTACGCCAGCCTTGGCGTGCTGTATTTGCGCTGGGCGGCAAGCGGGCAGAGCTGCGCGTTCTGCAGAAGCCTGAATGGCAAGATCGTGGATATCGCGGGCTTCTTTGTGCAGGCGGGGCAGCAGTTGGATGGCGGGGCCGATGGCCAGATGCTGGTAAGGCGCAACACGCGCCACGGGCCGATCCATGATGGATGCGATTGTGTGACGGTGGCGGCCTGATGAGTGATGAGTGATGAGTGATGAGTGACGAGTGAGGCGATATGGCAAAAGTGTTGGCGGACATCGAACTGGAGGACGGCGGCAAAGGGGTAGTTTTTTTCTGCCCTGGCTGCGGCTATTATCATCATTTTATTGTGGCGCATGGCACTGACACAACTAAGCCGCTCTGGACATGGAATGAGAGTTACGAAAAGCCCACATTCTCGCCATCGATAGCCGTCAATATGAGCACGGAACGGCCATGCCATTCCTTTGTACGTGACGGGAAAATTCAATATCTGGGCGATTGTGCTCACGATCTGCGCGGCCAAACCGTAGATATGAAAGCGATAGAGTGGTGATATGGAGCGTAGCGTTTTTCAGGCGGAACTAAGAGCAATGAGCGAGGGGAAACCGCTGATCGAGGGGTATGCGGCGGTGTTTAACCAGTTGTCGCTGGTGCTCTGCGACGCGTTCGTGGAGCGCATTATGCCGGGCGCATTTGCGGAGTCGCTGATGCAGGATGACATTCGCTCGCTGTGGAATCACAACCCGGATTTTGTGTTGGGCCGCAAGCAATCGGGGACGCTTCGGCTTCAGGAAGACGCGTACGGGCTGCACATTGAAAATGACCCACCGGACACCCAGGTCGGGCGCGATGCCGTGGTGAGTATTGGGCGCGGGGATGTCAACCAGATGAGCTTTATGTTCGACGCGCTCGAAGTGGCTTGGAGCGAAGACCCAGACACCGAGCAGATCATCCGCTCATTATATAAGGTGAAGCTCTACGAGGTTTCGCCGGTCACCTTTCCCGCGTATCCGCAGACTATTGTGGGTGTGCGCGGTGAGGACAAACTAAAAAGTGTTTTACCGGACGTGCCGGATTGGGTGCAGGCGCGCCTAGCTGGCCACGATGCTAAGCCGGCGCAGGTGCGCTTGGCGTTGCGGCGTCGCCGGTTCGATTTATTGAATTTAGGATTTTAGATTTTGGATTTTGGAAGTCTCTTCCGCATCCAAAGTAATAGGAGATAGTTATGAATCGCTTAGAACGATTACGCCAGGCCAGAGCGAAGTTGATCGCCGATGCGCGGTCGATGCTCGACAAGGCCGAGGCCGAACAGCGCGACCTGAAACCAGACGAAGTAACGCAGTATGACGCGTTGATGGCGCAGGTGAGCACGAAGGACAGTGAGATTCGGCGCGAGGAGCAACTCGCTCAGGCTGAAGCCAGGGATCTGGAGCCGCAGCGGCAAGCCATGCGGCCAGTGCCGAATGACGCCGCGCACATTGGGATGACTACGCGCGAAGCCAACCGCTATAGCCTGGTGCGCGCCATCCGCGCTGCCGTGAATAGCGACTGGCGCGGGGCTGAGCTAGAGCGCGAGGCGAGTGAGGCGACGGCGCAGCGGCTGGGCCGGCAGCCAAATGGCTCTTTCTTCGTGCCAGCGGATTGGCTAGAACGGCGCGATTTGACCGTGGGCACGGCCACGGCGGGCGGCAACACGGTGCAGACCAATCTGCTGGCGCAGAACTTCATTGATTTGCTGCGCAACCGCATGGCGCTCCAGCGCGCCGGTGTCACCGTGCTATCGGGGTTGGTCGGACCTATCGCCATCCCACGCCAATCAGGCGGAGCGACGGCCTACTGGGTGGCTGAGAATACGGCCGTCACCGAGAGCGCGCAGACCTTTGACCAAGTAACAATGACGCCAAAAACGGTCGGCGGCTTTACTGACATTGCCCGGCGGCTGCTCTTGCAGTCAAGCATCGACGTGGAAGCGCTGGTGCGCACGGATTTGGCCACAGTGCTGGCCCTAGCGATTGACGTGGCCGGTCTGCACGGTCCGGGCAGCGGCAACCAGCCGACCGGGCTGGCGGCCACGTCGGGCATCGGCAGCGTCGCCGGTGGCACGAACGGTCTAATCCCCACGTGGGGAAATATCGTTGACCTGGAGACGAAAATCACGGCTGCCAATGCTGACATCGGGCGCCTGGCCTATATCTCCAACGCCAAGGTGCGCGGGAAGCTTAAGCAAGCGCCTGTGGTCAGCGGATACCCGGCCATGATCTGGGGGGCGGATCCGAACCCGGTCAACGGCTATCCGGTGGTCACCAGCAACCAGATCAGCAGCACGTTGACGAAGGGCAGTAGCTCTGGTATCTGCTCCGCTATCTTCTTCGGCAACTGGGCGGACCTGTTTATCGGCATGTGGGGCGGCCTGGACATCCTGGTTGACCCGTATACCGGTTCGACGGCCGGCACGGTGCGCGTGGTGGCCTTGCAGGACGTGGATATCGCGGTGCGGCATCCTGAGAGCTTCTCGGCGATGTTGGACGCGCTGACCACCTAGGATCTTGATTCGCTTGATTAACATGATTACCTTGATTACCTTGATTTGAGGTGATGATCAAGGTAATCATGGATTGATTAGAAAGGGACAAGATGACAATCAAGGTCCGGCTAAATGACGCCATCATCCATCGCGGGGAGCATCAGGCGGCGGGCACGGAGTTGGATCTGCCGGCGAACCTGGCGCGCTCCTTGGTCTATTTAGGTCGGGCGGTTTACGTGCAGCCTGAACCGGAGACGGCGCAGGCAACCGACGCGCTCGTGGCCGAGCAGGCCATCATGCCAAAGAGGAAACGCCATGTTAGCCCCAAGTGAAGGCGCTCGCCTACTCACGCCAGCGGTCGGTGAGCCGCTGACCCTAGCCGCGGTCAAAGCGCATCTACGCGTCGATATTGACGATGATGACGATCTGATCTCTGGCCTGATTCAGGCGGCGCGGCAGTATATCGAAGATCGCTGTTGGATTGCCATGCTCACCCAGACCTGGGTGCTGGGGCTGGAAACCTGGCCGGATAAACCCTTGCGCCTGCCACGTACGCCCTTACTGACCGTGCCCACCATTAGCCAAGTGCGCTATAAAAATAATAGCGGGGTGGCGCAGGTGCTTGCGTCCAGCGTTTATACAGTGCTGGCGACCGGTGAATGGACGCTCGATTATGCGCAGAGTTGGCCGATAGATTTTCGGCACTGGTCGATTGAGATTGAGTATAGCGTGGGCTATGGGACGAGCGGGACGAGTGTGCCCGCGCCGATGTTGGCGGCGCTTAAGCTGATGCTGGGGCATCTGTACGAGAACCGCGAGGCGGTAATGGCCGGCGCCGGGCTGTCGGCGATGATCCTGCCGCTGGCAGTGGATAGTCTGCTCGCTTTATATGAGGTGCGGTAAATGTCGACAATCAAATGGGCGGGGACGCCCACCAGCCGGGGCAATATTCTGAGCACGGAACTAAACAGCCTGGCTAACACCAACCGAACAAACGCCGGCACGGCCATCGACAACGGGACGAACCTAGACAAGTATGGCTGGGCCAAACTGCTGGTGACGTTCGGTTCGGCGCCCAGCGCAGGCGGCTATGTTGAATTGCGCATGGTGCTGGCCTTGGATGGGACGAACTACGCGGATGGGTCGAGCAGCGCAGATCCGGGGCTGGATAGCTACGTGATGACGATTCCGGTGGCCGCGGTGACCTCGGCGCAAAGTAAACAGGTCGGGCCGTTCCTGCTGCCGCCATGTAAGTGCAAGTTCTTGGTCGTCAATCAGAGCGGTGTGGCCTTTCCGGCGAGCGGCAGCACCATCGAACTGCTTACCGCGAATGACTCGGTTGCCTAACCATGATTTACCCACGCGTGCCGCCTACCGGTCAGATTCGCTTGAATCTGGACGCGCCCTTGGCCGATGGCTTGGTATTGTGGCTTCCGCTGATGAGCCATTCAATCACCGACCTGGCGCGGGGGCTGGTCTTTGCCAAGTCAGGTACGGCGCCGGTGCCCACCACGGACCTGATGGGGCCAACCTGGGATTTTACGTCGGCGAGCAGCACGTATTTAGTCACGATGACGACGCCGGTTGCGGCCTTGCCGCTCACGATTGCGGCCTGGTTTAATCCGAGCGCGGTGGCGACGACGCGCGATATCGTGAGTATCGCCGATTCGGCCAACACGACAGACGCATACAACTTGCAGCAGCGCGCCAGTGCTGGCGTAGGGGCCAGAGCGGCGGATACCGGCGGGCCGGTGGCTGCCATTAGCAGCAAAGTGGTCGTGGCGAACACGTGGCAGCTTGGCGTGGCGACCTTTGCGAGCACTACGCTGCGCACGGCGTATATTGATGGCCGCAATCCGGGCACGAGCAGCACAAGCAAGACGCCCACCGGGCTAGACCGGGTGGGCGTGGGCGCCGATGTGAACAGCAGCGTCGTGACGCCTTTCGACGGCTCGATCTCCAATGTCTGCATCTGGAACCGGGCGCTGAGCGCGGCGGAAGTCTGGCAACTATTTGACCCGCTCACGCGCTGGCAGCTTTACGACACGCGGCGCATTTTTGCCGCGGCGCTCACGGCGTTCAGCTTTTTTATCAGCGATGCGGGCTCGGGCAGCGAAGCGACCAGTTTGGGCGCCGCCTTTACGGCCACGGACAGCGGCGCGGGCAGCGATGCACCGGGCGGAGCTGCGGCGCTGACTTTGCCGGATGTCGCCGGTGGCGCCGATGTGCTGGCGCAACTGTTGGCCGCATTCACTCGCACCGAGACGGGCGCCGGTAGTGACGTGATCGGCAGTTTGGGCGCCGCCTTTACGGCCACGGACAGCGGCACGGGCAGTGATGCGCCGGGCAATGCCGGAAACGCCCTAAGCGGGGCGGACAGCGGCACGGGCAGCGACGTTTTAAGCCAGGTAGCAGCCTTGCTGGCGACGCTGGACAGCGGCGTAGGCAGTGACGCACCGGGCAATGCGAGCAACGCCCTGAACGTGACGGACAGCGGCAGCGGGACTGAGGCGCAGACGATCACGGTCGCCTTTGCACTGACAGACAGCGGCAGCGGGGCTGAGACGCTGGCCAAGGCGCTCCTGCTGGCGGTGGCCGACAGCGGCGCAGGCCTCGACGCGTTGAGCAGTGTGACGGCGGCCTTTACGCTGGCGGATGCGGGCGCCGGTGGCGAGGCCCAGACGGTCATGGTGACGCTGAGTGTGGCCGATGTGGGTAGCGCGCTCGAAGCGCTGACCGTGCTGACGGCGACGCTGGTCAACATCTTTGAGACGGGTGTCGGCAGCGATCTGCTCGTTGCGCCGGCGGTGCAGCTCAGTGTGGCCGATGCCGGCAGCGCGCTAGAAGCACGCACAGTCACGGTGCAGCTCACGCTCGCTGAGTCCGGCGCAGGGGTTGAGGCATTGGTGGCCAATGTGGCCGCTGCGCTCACGGACAGCGGCCTGGGCGGCGAGCAGCTCGCCATCGCCGTCGCGATTGGGCTGAGCGAGACGGGGCACGGGGTTGACGCGGCGAGCGTGCCCAGCTATCTCTTGGCGATTGCCGAGGCCGGTGCGGGCAGCGATGCGATTGGCAGTGCTACGGTCAGTTTTGCCTTGGCCGATACGGGCCATTTGGCCGAGACGTTGAGCCAGATTGCGGTAGCGCTGGCTTTGCTTGAGCAGATGCACGGCGTCGAAGTTGTGGCGACACTGGTCAGCACGGTCAAGCTGGTCAAGGTGACTTTTGCCTTTTTGCGGCGCACGGTGCGCTATTTGTGGCGCACGCGCCGGGTGGGCTTTGCTCTGGCGCCGCGCCGCGTTGAATTTAGCTTTTTAGCCAATGAACTGGGGTGAGAGATGGAAAAGCAAGCAGATGTCATCCATTACAAGATAGAATGGACGATCCGCAAGTATATCGACGATGTTGCCTTTGCGCTGGATTTACCTTATGAGGTGCGCGAGTTTGCCCGAAATTTGCTGCTCAATGAGGGCATTACCGAACTATTGACGCTGCTCACGGGCGGCGGCGGCACGGCGTTCAACAACGCCAACAGCTACATTGCCGTAGGCGATGGCGGGCCTACAGCGCTTACTGGCACCGTCACGATGACCAACGGCTCGACCGCGGTCACCGGGTCGGGCACGGCGTTTACGACCGAGCTAGCGGTGGGGGACTACCTATACCTGAACGCCCAACAGACGCAGCTCGGCAAGGTCGCCAGCATCACGAACAACACCGCGTTGGTGCTCACGGCCAACTACGGCGGCACCACGGGCAGCACGGCAGCCTCGAAGATCCTGAATGAGGTTGCCACGCAGACCGACTTGCAAGCGAGCACGAATAAGCTCTACAAGGCGATGCAGGCAACCTATCCGCAAGTTTCGGCGCAGACCGTGACCTTTCAGAGCGTATTCGCCTCGGCCGACGCTAACTTTGCTTGGCAGGAATTCAGCGTCGCCAATGGTTCGAGCGGCGCGGCCAAGAACCTAAACCGCAAGGTCAGCGCGCAGGGGAGTAAAGTTTCGGGACAAACCTGGACGATTTCGGTAGCGATTACGCTAAGCTGAGGTCACGATGCAGACGGTTACGGAGCGCAGTACAGCCTATCTTACGGCCAGTTTTTACGACAAGACCGGCGTCTTGCAGGCGCCAGCGTCGCTCGCGTACCGGATTGACGATGTGATGAGCGGTCAGCAGGTGCGCGGCGACACGACGATCACGCCGGCCGCCCAGGCGGAGATCACGCTGACGGCCGCGGATAATGCCATCTTAAACACGGTCGGCAGCGATGAAAAGCGCCGGGTAACGGTGACGGCCAGTTACGGCGTGAGTGACCAGGTGACGGACGAGTACATCTATCTGGTGCGCAATCTGACAAAGGTGAGCTGATGCAGACGGGGCGCTTGCCACCCGCCCCTTTCTGTGGGCCGAAGCCCCGCGTCACGACGGGGAAGTCGGTCGGCAGGTACCGCCGCGACTTCGCCACGCGGTCC